TATCTCTACGGCGGAATTCCCGTTCCCCAGAAGATCGCCGAACGCGTCTATGCGGCCGAGCGAACGGCCAACGAAGCGCCGATGCTGGCTATGACGAAGCGCCTGACAGTCCTCAAGTGCGACATCACGCAGGCGGTGGCCAATCAGCCGGCGTTCAATGAGCGCATGAACTTCTGGACACAGTTGATGAACAACTTCGGCGTCAAGATCATCGGCGAGGGAGATGAGGTTCAGCAGTTCGACACCTCTCTGGCCGAGCTGGACGCGGCAATCATGACCCAGTACCAGCTCGTTGCTGCCGGCGCCGAGGTTCCGGCGACCAAGTTGCTGGGAACACAGCCCAAGGGTTTCAATGCTTCCGGGGAGTACGAGGAAGCGAGCTATCACGAAATGCTCGCTTCGCTCCAGCAACACGACCTGTCGCCTCTGGTAAACCGGCATCACCTATTACTCATTCGCTCACACGTCGTTCCTGAATTCGATATCCCGGTCTTCAACACGGAAGTCGTCTGGAACGAGCTCGACGAGCAGACGACCGCGGAACAGGCCGACACCGAACTGAAAAAGGCCCAGGCGGCTCAAGCCTATGTGGACATGGGCGCGGTCGATGGATTCGATGTCCGGAGCAAGCTGATTGCGGATAAGGACTCTGGTTTTAATGGAATGGAACCCATTGTCGATGGCGGTCCCGGTGACAGGGAGGCCGCAGAGGAATCGTCCGAGTCGGAAGTCAATCCGGACGAGAGCCAATACGCTGAGTGATGCCCGTCGTTCGCAAGCAGCCCTGGGCAGGAAGTCGCAGCAAGGGAATCGTCAAAGGCAAGCCTCTCAATCCATCCGCAGCCATTGAACAACGCTACAACACGGCGCTGCGCATCCTGATCGAGCGGATGATCGCTGAGACTCAGTACGAGCTAACGAAGCTGTTTGACACGCAGAGTGCCGACGAGTATTTTGCTCAAGATGATAAATACACGATACGAGTATACTTCGACGGAAACAGGAGCTGTGATACAGCGCCTCGGAGATCGCCTTCGTCAAAAGCACTTGCCACTTATACCTCGGTCGAAACGGCCCGGAGGAGCACCAATCAGGGTCTTGGTGGCCTTCAAGAGCGCCAAGATACCAAAGATACGGCTTCGGCGCTTGCTGTTCGTCAGACACATCTGGAAAAGGCTGCCGAACCAAAAACTCATGCAGCGCAGGATGCCAGCATCTCCAGTCAGGCCCGAATACTGACAAACGCCCTGCTCAATAAATATACCGATCTCTTCAACTCCCTCGCCAAACCTACGGCGGAGCGGTTCGCGGACGAATCGAACAAGTCGAGCGATATCGCCGTGAAATCGAGTATCCGCCACATGGCCGAGGCCGTCACGCTCCCGACGAAGACGATCACTTCCGGTCCGCTGAACGATGTGCTTAACGCCATCGTGACGGAAAACGTCGGCCTCATCAAATCGATCCCGGCGCAATACCTCAGCGGTGTGCAGGGAGCGGTAATGCGGTCGATCACGACCGGCAACGGGATGCAAGACCTCGTACCGTACCTGCAGAGGCATAAAGGGATCACGCTGAGACGGGCGCGCCTAATATCGCGCGATCAGACGATCAAGGCATTTTCTTCACTCAGTCGCGCGAGAATGCAGAAACTGGGCCTCACGCAATTCATCTGGCGGCATACTGCTGGCTCACGACACCCGAGGCATCTGCACATCGAATTGAACGGCCAGCTCTGCGATTACAACGATCCGCCGGTCATTCAGAACGACCCGGAGGTACGCGGGTATCCTGGCCAATTGATTAACTGTTTATGCAGAGCCGTCCCGGTTCTGAACTTCGGAGATACAACGTAAACATGCCCAGCTCCAGCGAAGCCCAGCACAAACTCATGGAAATCGCTGCGCACACCGAAGGAGGCTATGGCGGCGTACCTCAGGAAGTAGGCAAGGAGTTCGTCAAGGCCGACGAGGGTAAAGACACCGCAATCAAAGCGGCCGGCGTCATGTTCGTGGACGGCAACCGGGTGTTGCTCCTCAAACGCACTGACCAGGCTGACTCCGGCGGTCTATGGGCATTCCCCGGAGGAAAGATCGAAGGCGACGAAACTCCCGAGCAGGCCGCGCTCCGCGAAGCCGTAGAAGAGACCGGGATCAAGCCCGAAGGTCTGGAATGGCTCGACCGATCGAATAACGGCGAAGTCGAATTCACGACCTTTCTCTCGCAGATCAACCAGGTCCCGCCGCAGCTCGACGGCGAGCATACCGAATTCCTGTGGGCCAACCTGAACGCGCTTCCGGCACCTTTACATCCGGGCGTTGCCAAGACGCTCAAAGCCTACACAACGAATCGCGCCGTCGCCGCCGATGCTCGGGAAACTGCCCGCAAAGAGGATCTGAACGGCTACATCACGGTTGAGAACAACCCGATCTCGCGTTCCGGGGTCTTCCAGTACCTGGGAAGCAGCATCGGTGCGCCGGAACCAGGCAAGGTTTACAACGTCTACCGCCCGGCCGAGGAGTTCACTCCCGAGACGATAGACAGTTTCAAGCTACTGCCCATCGTCGACGACCATACGATGCTCGGTCCCCGCGAGGATGGATTAACGCCTGCGGAACTGAAAGGCGTTCACGGGACGACCGGCGAACAGGTTGAATTCAGGGATGGCGTCCTCTATGCACCTATCAAAGTATTCAGCGAAACCCTGGCAAATCTGATTGAGAGCGGCAAGACGGCCCTCTCTCTGGGCTACCGCTGCGTGTATCAAAAGGCTTCCGGTATCTTTGACGGACAGATGTACGACTACATACAAAGAAATCTGAGAGGCAACCACCTCGCGTTAGTCGACGCGGCCCGGTGCGACGTTGCCGTGTTAGATCACCACATGGCGTTCGATCATTTCGATTTGGCGCTCGACAACTCAAAGGAGAAGACTATGGCTGAAGAAAACAACGCACTCGAAGATCGTCTGAAAAAAGCCGAGGACTGGATCGCCGGTCGCATGGCGAAGGACGCCGAGGAAGAGAAAGCCAAGGAAGAAGAAAAGAAAAAGGCCGAAGACGAAGCGGCCTGCAAGGAACAGATGGCCAAAGACGCTGAGGAAGAAGCCAAAAAGAAAGAAGCGGAAGACAAAAAAGCCCGCGATGAGATGACCGAGGAAGAAAAGGCCAAGGCCGACAAGAAGGCCGAAGATAAAGAAAACCAAGGCATGGATGCCGCTGAAATCGGCCGCTTAGTCGATGAGAAAGTCAAATCCGCCCTGCAGGCCGCCATGGATTCCCAGCCCAGGGTGACTCACAAGTCGCTCCTGAGCGAGGTCGCCCGCAGTAAGGCACTCGCCAATGAACTCTCCAAGTTCGTCGGCACCTTCGATCACTCGGACATGACGCTCCAGGAAGTCAGCCGCTACGGCATCGACAAGCTGGGTCTCACCTGCCCGGCCGGTCACGAAGAGACGGCCCTCAATGTCTACTTCGCGGCCAAGAAGCCCTCGACTATCGGCTTCGCGCTGGACTCGAAAAAGAAGAAATCCGGCGAAATCGACGCCTTCCTCAATCAGAACGCTTAATTCCACACAGCAATAAGGATACACTTACATGGCTGGTTTTCAAACGACCGTCAACATCTGGTCCACCCCGGGCTTCATCGGCGACATGGCCTACGACGGCCCGACCCGCGAAACGCCCTACATCATCAATTCGAGCGGCACGCCGAACATCATCGGCAACGCTTTTACCATCACCGCGGGCGGCAATCCGGACCCGCTGACGAATAGCTCGATTGCCGGCACCGCACAGGTGGGCGGCACGGGCGTCTTTGGCGGTATCCTCGTCAACTCGAAGGATTACGCCGCGATCAGCAGCGGTAACTCGACCCTTAATCCGACGATTATCCTGCCGGATAACAGCATCGGGTTCCTCGCCACGATGGGCTACTTCTGGGCCAACATTCCCGGCCCGGCGAATGTCGGCGATCTGGTGACCTACGATCCGCTCACCGGCAATCTGAACAGCATCACGCCGACCACGAGCTTCACCGGTACGATCAGCACCACGACGCTCACGGTTTCGGCCGTCAGCGCCGGTATCCTCGCCGTGGGCCAGATCATCTCCGGCACGGGCGTTACCCCCGGCACCCGCATCACGGCGCTGGGCACCGGCACCGGCAACACCGGCACCTACACGATCAGCGTCAGCCAGACCGTCGGCTCCGCCACTGCCATGACCACGTCGAACCAGCCGCAGCCG